GGCTTGATACCATGCAACCACGTCGGCAGGCAAAACAGTTGAGTTGTTGGACACTAAGTCTAGCCCTTTGAGTGTGCATAGACGTCTTGAGTATGCTGCCGCTGCGGCTGCTGTTTGTGTGAGTGTGGTCATTGCAGTATGGCCGCCAGTTGTGGTGCAGTGGTACCAGTGATGCCTTTGATTTGTTGGAATGCAATCTGCAATGCTCGGTTGGCCGCTGCCTGTGCTGTTGGTATAATTTTGCCAAGATCATCACAACCTGTGGGAGTAATGCTGCCTGAATTCAATACAGGCTCAATCACACTGTTGACCGAACCTGCGGTGTCGTAAATCAACACTGGTCCATTGGGCGTGGGCAAGGTCAAGCTGGAAAAACTAGTGGGGAATATTTTTACAGGATTCAACAGATCACCCATGGTAGTGATGTTTGGCAAGGTACAGTTCAAAATATCCAATACTGTTTGCAAATCAGCGCCAGTCACTGCAAGCAATCCAGGATAAGCTGCTTTTTGTAAACGATCAAACTGATTGGCTGTGAGACCATCAGGATTGAACAAACTTTGTTGGTTGAGATTTACAAGATCAGCAATGTTCTGATCGGTGAGCCCTTGGGCTTGTAGTGCCGCAGTCACCGCCGGAGTTGAACCATTTAGGATATTGCCTTTCACAGCCAACTGGTGTAACAACACAGCAGGGGTACCAAAGCGATCAATGTTCACAAAGTCAATCAGGTCACCGGTCAAGGCTAAATCTGCACCAAATGCAGGAAATGCCAAGTTGACCTGGGCAATGTCGGCTGTGATCAAATTGGTCATGTTGGTGAATGTAGGACCAAGGTAGTCTGTGCTGTTGGCATTGAACACACTGTTGATGATATAGTTTGTGAGTGAAATATAGCCTTGAGCAGCACCAAACGCCTGTGCAAAATTTCCAAAATTTCCGTTGCCTAGATACGTGCTGCCTGCTGTGGTAATTGAAGTGGCATATCCTGCGTTGCCCACAGTCCATGAAACATTGCTGGGCACACTGTCACCCAGAGCAGGGCAATAGTTGCCTGCAACATTGGCCCCCAATGTTTTGAGATTGGCCAATGTGACATTGGCAATGCCCAATGATGTATTGCTTGCAGCCTGACCAATGACAAACAACAAATTGGCAATAGGTGCCAATGAATTGTAACTGGCCACATTGTTGGCCAATTGTGCGTTGGCTGCAATGGCATTGCCTGAATAAAATCCCACACCTGCTATGAGTTGTAAGGGTGTTGCAGTTGACAGTATCATTATGCTGCTCTCACTGTGCCGCTGCCTGCTGTACGTGAATGACCACAGGTGTCTGAGTCGCCACTACGTATTATAGGACGTCCGCCGGCTCTGACAGATCCTGATCCACCGGATGTGACAGCACTACAATGAATAGGCGGGCAGCCTTTGCGGCCGCAACATGGGTGCGGAGTTACTGAGCTGCCGGGCACAACAACAGGGCGGCCGTTTGCCCGCACCGAAGACACACCGGAAGTAGTAACTCCACCTGCGCCATTTGCATCTCCTACTCGTTGTATTCCTGGCATTTTATCCCATTAAGATTTTACTGCGCACAGGCTTGATGCCTGTTGTGGCTTCCAAATAACTGTCCCCAACGTCTTCGCGCACAGGAGCAATCATGGCCACGCTAGACTTATTTACCGTGACTTCTGCTTCGGGGTCTGCGGTAAACAGTGAGTTCATCAACTGTATGCCTTGCTGTCCAGGCACCACTGCCACGGGCTTGCTCAATGTATAAGTGGCTGTATTAAATCCAACAATTTTTGCCACTATCTCTTCACCATAGCCCATGCGCATGGTGTATGTTTTTCCTGCTTCAACGCTCATTCTAGTTCCTTTTTAACTATTGCCAACTGATAATTTACCAAGCCCAACTGAAGCCTGTGATAAAACATGTTCACAAAGGCATCAATACTTTGCTTGCAACGACCCAAATAATGTTGATCATCTTCCCACAAGTAATCGTCAAACAACATCACGCCTCCGGGGCGCAACAATCCAAAGCACATCACAGCATCTGCCAAGGCATCATCTGCGTTGTGACTGCCATCCACATAGACAAAGTCATACTGACATTGATCCACAATCAATTGCGCCAGAGCAGGGAAACTCATGTTAACCACGACTTCTACGGTTTGACCAGGCTTCTGGACTTCTGCTGTGTTGGCACGGAAACGTTGTTCAATGCTGCGATCTTCAGGGATTGAGTCATGACTGAATGCTGTGACAGGACGGTCAGCAAATGGATCTATGCAAGTAATTGTGCCTGTGTCACTCAGCATGTGTTCCAACATCCAGCAGGTACTGCGACCTTCGTGGCTGCCTATTTCCAATATGCTGTTAACTGTTTTTTGTTTTTGTAAGTAGTTGGTGATGTAATCAAAATTGACCAAGGCATTGCTGAACCAGTCAGATGTGAATTGTGGCATTACTGCAACCTTTGACGCAGTTCGTTGAATCCGCCCACATACTCATCATCTAAAAAGATCTGTGGTACAGAACGTGCAGTTGGCACTGACTCCAACAGTTGTTCGCGTGTCCAGTCTTGGCTGATGTTGCGCACTTCATATTCGATGCCTCGACTTTCCAACAGGCCTTTGGCCTGTTCGCAAAAGGCGCATTGGTCTTTGGACCATACAATTGCTTTCATTTATTTTCCTTTTACTTTGTGGTTATTTGAATGTTGCTCACACTCCAGTACGAGCTGGTGTTGTTGCACAGCGCACCCCAGCCACAACTGCCATTCCACCAAGGTGCAGAGCCAGGACCTGTGGGACTGTAGCCTTGCCAGAATGAGATAACCGGCCAGTAGCCATTCTTCATTGTAGTCACCAAGTCAGTCATGTCCACCGTGCCGCTGCCTTGTGCGCCTGATCCATTGCTGGTATCATAGACCACAACACTGGTAGACCCTTGTTGATAAGTCACTGTCATTCTAGGTGTGTCATATGTGATGGCAGCAACCATATCAAACGGCTTGGTCATGTCAATACCAGTTGCGTTGTGCAACCCATTGGCAGGATCGTTCTTCATGTTGGCGCTGTTAAAACATGTGTTGTTCAGTGCTGTGCTGGCGTATGCGTATTCATAACGCTGTGGCGCCGAACTGCCGCCGGTGCCTAGATGCAGTGTGGTTTGAAACAGTTTGTTGCCGTTGGTTTCCATGAAATCAATTTCTCTACAGTTCCATTGACTTCCGTTGCCGCCAGCATCACAATAGTTGGCGCCAACAGGTTGTACAGTTGGTTGCACTGGATTTGATACCAGGTAGATGCTGGCATTCACATAGTTGTTGGACAATTTACTTAGATCAACCGTGGCTCTAAATTCGGTGATGTTGGCATAACTCTGTGTTGCAACAACTCTGCCTGCTTGGCATTGGGTGCCAGATCCAAATGTTATGGAGTTTCCACTGATAACCGGTGCGCCGCCGGCGGTGCAATTTGCACTGTAATCCAATTTGAATGTGGGCGTGGCCACTGAGGCTCGAGGTGCTTCACTTGTGGTCTTGGTACAGGCCGCCAATGCGACTAAACTCAGTATAACTAATAATCGTTTCATTTCATTTTCCTTTTGTTGGTATGTGGTATGTTTTGGCAAAGATGTCTGTTTTAACAACACCGTAATCACCTGGGCCATGACGAACAATATAGTCATTGCCTTTGGTGTATTCCAAGTTGCCCCAGCTGGCTTTTACCACACCGTCATGGTCAGCCAGTCGAGCAGTTTTCATGATCTTCTTGGGAGTAGCCGTGCCATCACCGTTGTCGTCGTAGTACGCAGAGAACTTGATGGGACTCACAGGATACCGCTCGTCCTTGGGGCCTGTGATAATCTTGTGACCCACTGTGTAGGCAACAGGACCCTCTAGTGTATCCACTGTGCCGTTGTCTGTGGCAGTTTCATAGCTAATGGGTGTTGGATACTTGTAGGTTGTAAATCCACCTTGCTTGAACCAGTTGTCGTCAATCATAAATTGGGCAATTCCTTGTAGTCAATGGCATCTCCCATGACACCAATAACATAGTTAGTTGATTCGTTCTCCTGCAGTGCAGTTTGTTTCTTCGACGTGTCCACATGCTTCATGAACCACGGTATGGGTGTGCTTCTGGGTGCTGGTTCTAAATACTTGATACCAATTTCCTTGAGAGCATTGGCTGCTGTATAATCCACAAAGTCACGCAAGATGTTGGCATTGAGCCCAATCACAGGACCTTTCTGGAACAAGTAGTCGGCCCAGGCCTTTTCTTCACGAATCACATCCAGGTACAACTGATATACTTCGGCTTCACATTCGGTCTTGGCAGCAGCAAAGCGAGGATCTTCTTTGGCCACTTGATTGATGATCCATGCAGTCCAGTCCTTGTGCAGGATTTCATCTTGCAAGATCAGGCTGATGATGTTGCCATTGCCAATGAAAATACGATTCTCTACCATGGCCAAGCTGGTGGCAAACGATACCATGAAACGGAATGCTTCCAATGCATAGCTGGCATTGAGTGCTAGCCAAATTGCCTTAATGTGATCTTGCTCATTGATATCGCCATTACATTCTACAGCACAGTTAATTTGGTGTAACTTATCATAGTAATTACCTACGCTACTAGCCATGTCCACAATCTCTTTGGTGTCATGTATGGTGTTGAACACATCCTTGGGCACG